AAATTCTATGAGGTAAAGATTGGTACTATGACAAGAGCAGGTAATTTAAATGTTATTACCTCTTTTGTTGCTAAGTCAGATAAAGAGCAGAATAAAGTGTATAACTTCTATATACAGAAATATAGAGGATTATCTATTCAGGTTGCTGAAATAATAGAAGTAGTAGAAGATGTTATTCCTAATGAAGTTAATTATTCTTTTATTGCTCCTAAAGATCAGGAAATAAGAGATCTCAAAAAACAAGTAGATATCTTAAGTAAACAATCTTTTAATTCTTTTATTGGAAGAATAAGATGGGATAGAGTAGTTAATACAGAGTTTAAAGAATTGATAGAGATAAGTAAGCTTTATAGAGAAAAGAAGGAAGAAATTGACAAAAGATTAGAAGTTTATATTAAAGAAAAATATAATACAATTTCTGTAGACTATGTTTCAATTGGAGAATACAAACTAAATGATACATATATTCCTTTCACTGTAAAAATAGATGGAAGTATTAAACCTTCAGATAATGAAATACTATGAATATAGATTTTAATATTAATAATATGGATGAACTCTCTAAAAGAGGGTTCTCCATTGATCAATTGACCCTACTCACATGGATTCAACAAGGAATAGATCTTGATATTCCATCTAAAGGAAATAAGATTCAAGCTCTTTACCAGTCATTAGTGCGTAAAAATCTAATTGATAAAAATAAGCTTACTACTCTTGGAGAAGATTTACTTAGTTACATGGAGAGTAAAGATATTAGTAAGCTTAGTAAAAAGAAGACTCCTGTAGAGAAGAAGACATTTGGGGCTTCTGTAGATTTCTCCTCCTGGTGGCATAACTATCCTGGAACAGACACATTTTCTCATAAAGGAATTTCTTTTGATGGAACAAGATCTTTAAGAGTTAATATAGATAGATGCAGGGCTAAATTTGAAGAGATATTAGCTGAAGGGGAATATACTGCCACAGATATGATAGAAGCTCTTAATTTTGATGTTTTACAGAAAAAAGAAAATTCTGTAAAGCTTAAAACAAATAAACTAACATATATGCAAAATTCTCTCACATATTTAAATCAGCATTCTTATGAGCCTTTTATTGAATTAATCAAAGAAGGAGTAAAAATTACTGAAGCACAAATATCTAAAGGAGGTATTGATATTTAAAACTAATATTATGAAAGTATTACTAAAATTAGAAAGTAGATTTTATACTCAGGAACAAAACAATTCTCTATATAGGAACATGATAGAAATAAATTGGAATATTCCTTGTCTTCCTAATAAACATGATTTAGTTGAAATTAATGATATAGTAGATAATATGCCTGAATGGGATGAAGGAAGTCTAAGCTGGCTTATTGATTTCATTCAGTTTACAAAAATAGATAGCCAAATAGTTCCTATTATATGGTTACAAGGAGAATAACATTTAAATTATAAATATATGAGCAGTTTTGATTTATTATCAGAAGAGATTAATAATGGAATGAATGGTAAGAATAGTGGAATTCCTATGGGTTTTGACAGACTCAATAAATATGTAGGAATTAGAAAGAGAATCTTCACTACTATTTTTGGAGGAACTGGAACAGGGAAATCAGCATTAGTACACAATGCATATATTCTTAAACCTTTTGATTATATGAGAGAACACAAGAATAAGACAGATATTAAAATGAAAGTGATTCTCTTTTCAATGGAAAGAAGTAAGATTTATATTTTGGCAAAATGGTTGTCAAGAGAAATCTTTCTATCTCAAGGAATTCTTATACCTATATCCAAACTTCTTGGATGGTGGGATATTAAACTTACTCCTGAAGAGAAGGAGTTAGTATTCTCTTTTAAGTCTTATATGGATGAATTGGATGAATTTTGTGATATTATCGAAGGAGCTCAAAATCCAACTGGAATTTATAAATATGTTAAACAGTATGCTGAAGCAAATGGTAAATTTGAACAAGTAAATGAATTTACTAAAATATATATTCCCAATCATCCTAATGAGATAGTTATTCCTATCATAGATCATTATGGACTTACTAAACCTGAGAAAACTATGAGTAAAAAAGAAGCTATTGATAAACTTTCTGAATATTGTCAGATCTTTAGAGATCAATATGGTTATAGTCCTGTAGGAGTTTCTCAAATTAATAGAGATTTAGGAGGAATGATGGGAAGAAAGATTGAAAATCTTGAACCAACATTAGATCATATTAAAGAGTCAGGTAATCCAGGTGAAGCATCAGATATAGTAATAAGTTTATTTCAACCATCAAGATATAAAACTGAAGATGTCAATTATAATGTAGACAAATTCATTGATCCTGTATCTGGAGGAGATTATTTTAGAAGTTTAAAAGTATTGAAAAACAGCTATGGTGAGGCAGATCTGAGATGTGGAATGGCCTTTGAAGGTGCTACAGGTATATTTAAAGAACTTCCAAAGAGAAATCAAATGGATACCTTTGATTATGAAGCATTATTTAATAAGAGTTTCTTTCTTGATAATAGATAAAATATAAAAAATGATAACATTAACACAAGCAATTATTTATATTTCCTATAATATATTTATATGGAAATTATTTGGATTTACTCTTAATTCTATATCAGAATCATGGTATAAATTAGAAGGATGGAAGAAAATTCTTTTCACTCTCTTTTGTTTCTCCTTAGGAGGACTAATGGTATTTCAAGAGAATGGTATTTCCCAAATTCCCTGGTTCTTTATTTCAGGAAGTGGACTTTGCTTTACAGGGGCAGCAATGGCTTTTAAAGATAAACCTGATAGTATTATCCACTCTATAGGAGCATATACATGTATATTCTCAGGATTTGCAGGACTGTATTTTGAATATCATCTATTATATCCATTTATTATATTCCTTCCTTTAGCTTTATTAGCTTCCAGAATGAAGAATAAGACTTATTGGATAGAACAGGCAGCTTTTATAACATTAATGATAGGATTATTTTTTAAATAAAGTAGTTATACTTTATACCTTATTGAAACCTTTAAATTATAATCCACATGAAAAAAGAACTTGAATTAAAACATTTATGTATATATCTTCCATATAGAATTAAGTGCATAACTCCGATACAAAATAATAAAGGAAATATTGGTGCTGTTGAATTGACGGGGATAGTAAATGGTAATGCGAGGTTCGATATTAGTAAGGACTACATGGACTGTTTCCTTTATGAAATAAAACCCATACTTATTTCATTATCAGAGTTGAATAAACCAATGGAAGGGCAAAAAGTAACTACATGGATTGATTATTTGTGGCATGAGATAATTTCTACCGATAATGATTCCTTTAATTATGATGATTTTTGTACGCTTGATATTACCAATATTGATTGGTATCCATTAAAAGTGATAGAATACTTATTCGCAAATCATTTTGACGTATTTGGATTAATTGAACAGGGATTAGCCATCGATAAGGGAACATTATAAAAAAGTTCAACTATTGGAGAAGTAAAAACAATTAAAAAACCAAAAATATGACAAAAGTAATAATTGTAATTAGTGGAGGATGTCTCTTAGAGGTATTCTCTGATGAGCCTATCGAATATAATTTGATAGACTATGACAATATTGATGGAGGTGATGAGGTTCCTGAAGAATTTGTCAGGGAAGATAAGTCTATGACTCCTGATGATATGGAGATGTTTATAAATAAGGTGAAAGCAAATTCTTCTAAAAACGTTCCTGAAGATGAGTCTGAGGGACACTAGGCAAGAAGAGTTTGCTAATCTCTGGATAGAGAAAGGTGAATGGGGTATACTCAATTTAGTTGCGAGATTTGGTAAAATTAGGTGTACGATTCTTATTCTTAGAAAGAAGAATTACAAGAGAGTATTGATTGTTTATCCTGACTTAAAAATCAAAGCTTCATGGAAGAATGATTTTGAGATTATGAAGTATGATGATAGTAATGTCACCTATACTACGTATTTATCTCTCAAGAAACATGTAGATGAAAAGTATGATCTCATAGTGCTGGATGAGTGTCATCTTATTTCAAGTGCACAAATGGAGGTAATTAAACAGATGAAGGAAACTCATAGAGTGATCCTTGGGTTAACTGGCACATTATCTTCCTGGACCAAGAAAGATCTATTAACAGATCTTCATCTACCAGTGGTGGCAACATACACTATTGATCAGGCTATATCTGAAGGAGTAATTGCAGACTATGATATTACGGTAGTCAAAGTTCCTTTAGATAGCTATGAATTGAGACCTTACAAGAAAACACGTAAAACTGAGAAAGGAGAGTTTAATATGCTATCCATGATCATTAATAAAATGGAATCTGAAGGAAGAGATACAATGTTTATGAGACTGGCAAGAATGAGAGTTATTCAGAATAGTATAGCTAAGAAGAATGCTACAATTTCTCTATTAAAAAGATTTACTGATAATAGGGTTCTGATTTTTTCAGGAACTATTAATGTTGCAGATAATCTTGGTATTCCTTCATATCATTCTAAATCTACAGAAAAGAATATCTTTCAGGACTTTGTTAGTGGTAAATTAAAACATCTATCAGTTGTTAAAATTGGACAGACGGGAACAACTTACTCTAATCTTAACTCTGTAATAATCAACTATTTCTCATCTTCAGGAGAGGATATGGCTCAGAAGATTTTAAGATGTATGAGTTTTGAATATGATAATTTAGACAAGAAGAGTCACATTTTTATTATAAGTTCTACTGAACAAGTAGAATTATTATGGTTAAGTAAGGCATTAGAATTCTTTAATCCAGAAAAAATCAAATATCTATGAAAACATTTATGTTTACCCAAAAAAATGATTCAATCACTATAATTCTATCTGCTAATACTTTTGAAGAAGCTGAAGTAAAATTATTTGAAACAGTTAAGGATAACCATGGTTGGAGAGTAGATAATGAAGAAGGTGATGAAGAAGAAGAATTTGATGATTAAATTAGTTTCTAACGAAAAAAAGTAGTAAATTTAAATAAAAAAGAAAGGAAAAATATGGCAAAATTAGTAGCATTAGTAGGAGAGACTGGCTCTGGGAAGTCTCATAGTATTCAATTTTTAGATCCCAAGGAAACTTACATAATTTCAGTAGCAGGGAAGGAATTACCTTTCAAGGGTAGTGCCAATCTTTATAATAGAGAACTTAAGAATTATAAAGATGTCTCAGAGATTACAGAAGTAAGTAGACTTCTTCAGACATTATCAGATAATGTTCCTTCAGTTAAAACAATTCTGATTGAAGATGGTAACTACTTGATGGCGTTCAGTTTAGTAGATAAAGCTACAGAAACTGGATATAGTAAGTTCTCAATTCTTTGTCAACAGATGGTAAATCTTATTCAGAGTATCAAGAAACTTAGAAATGATTTAACTATTGTCTATGTATCTCATCTTGATGAGGTAGAAGATGCTGGTGATATTGTCTCATACAAGATGAAAACTGCTGGGCGTATGATAGATTCACAGATAAAATTAGAAGGTCTATTTACTGTAGTTTTATATTCTGTTCCTGAAACTAAGGGAGAAAAAACTGAGTATCAGTTTATTACAAACAGATATAAAAAATATCCAGCTAAATCTCCTGTAGGTATGTTTGATGAAATTAAGATACCAAATAATCTAAAAATTGTAATTGATAAGGTAAATGAGTATTATAAATAAAACAAGTAATTAATTTAAAAAAGTAAAATTATGGCAATTGAAGGAATTAAGCGTGAGCATGTAGACATGCCAAGTTATGTTAAACGCATAGGAATCTTTGAGGCAAAAGTAATAGCCATCAATCCAACAGCTGACGAATATAAATCTGTTGTGGGATATGATCTGAAGGAAGACAGTAAGGAATGTGAATACCTTTCTGAGAAAGAGGGAAATACTGTTCTTAGAATTAATGTATGGCTGGAAGATATTAAAACTTCTGGAAGAGTAGATCCTGAACGTCCTGACAGGTATAAAGTAACCTTCTTCCTTGAAAATAAGGAGAGAGAAAACAAGGACCTCACCAAGAAACAGTACATTAACAACATTGGTACTTGTACCTGGGCTGATGATCCAAACAATTTGGGACAGTGGTTTAAAGACAGTGGTGACTATCGTGTTGCTTATGCTGGAGAAGAAGAATTGTATAATTTTAAGCGTACATGGTTAAGTCAATTGGATTATAAAAAGAATGTTGATGGTTTCCTGAGTGAATGGAAGAAACTCATGAAGGGAAATGTCAAGGATCTGAGAGACGAAATCAATGGAGAATTTTGTGGAAATATTGGTGCTCTTGCCACTATCAATACAAAAGAGAAAGATGGAGAGATACGTGAGTACCAGAGTATCTTTAACAAGGCGTTTCTACCTACGTATGCCCTTAAAAACTTCAGATTAATTGATTATACCAATCCTAAGGTAATTGAGGGTATAAAGGCTAAAAAGCCTAAAGATCAAAAAGCTCATGAGAAATTTGTTCTTGCTGTTACAGGGGAATATGGGTCTAAAGACTACTTTATCCTCAAAGACATCAAAGATTACGATCCTTCTGACAATCTTGTTGCTTCAGACAAGGTAATTTCTGAATCTGGCTCTGATTATTAAATTTTAGTTGTTGTGTTTAATTTGGCTCCTATAGAGATATGGGAGCCTTTTTTATCTTTTAAAACTTGTAAAATATGATAACAATACCAATTTCTACAGGAGAACTTTTAGACAAAGTATCCATTCTCTATATTAAGAATTCTAAAATTAAAGATGAAGAGAAGTTAAATAAAATTGAAAATGAACTTCTCTATCTGTTACCTATTATGAAACCATTCCTGGAGATACATGAAGTTGATGATCTTTATACTGATTTAATGGGAGTTAATTTTGAGCTTTGGGAAGTGGAAGATAATCTTAGAATTTTAGAGAAAGAAAGTAAGTTTAATGGAGGGTTTATTAATCTTGCTAGACAAGTTTACACTCTTAATGATCAAAGATTCTCTCTAAAGGAACAGATTAATGTATTAACCAATTCAGAGATTTCTGAAGTAAAATCTTATAAATAACATGGAAAGAAAAATATCATTTAGAGCATGGGATGAAAGAAATAAGATCATGCATAACGATTTTCAGTTTATAAAAAGTGGTGATAAAGGTAATGATTGGATAATTTTTACATCAGATAAACATACATTTAAAGATGAGATTCATCCATTTGAGAATCCATACTTTCAACAACAATTAAAAATTACAGAATCTATAGGATTTCATGATTGTAATGGAGTTGAATATTTTCTTGGAGATATTGTACAAACAGATACAATTATTCAAATTATTGACTATAATGAATCTCTGTGTTGTTATGGTGTAAGACAATTACAAGGAGGAGCTACTATGTGTATTGATAAAGCTTGGGAAATTATTGGAAATATATTTGAAAATCCTGAACTTCTAAATTAGATATAAATGATAACAGGATCTAAGAAAGTTGAACTCACACCAGAATCTATCTTATCTAAAATTTCAACTTATGACCTTTTTAGATATTACATTCCTGATAAAACTTGGAAAATTGGGGTAGCAATGAATTCATGTCTGCATAAAGATGATAATCCATCCTTTTTGGTTGGTAATAGAGGAGGAGATCTTCACTTTATTGACTTCTCCTCTAATCAGAAAGGAGATGTTTTTACATTTCTAAAACTCTTATTTGGTTTGGATAGTATGAATGATGTTCTCCTGAAGATAGATGGTGATTTTGGCTTGGGAATTGGTAATGCTCCTGTTAAGGATTATAAACAGATAACATCTCAATATCAACAACCAGAAGAACTTGGAAAGAGATATTGTCTTATTCAGGCTATTACCAGAAAATTCACTCAAGAAGAATTAAAATATTGGGAACAATATCATATTTCTATTGAGGAATTAAGAGCTAATAATGTTTATTCTATCAAAGAGATGTATCTAAATAAGAGTAGACTCTCTCTACAGGATCTTAGATTTGGCTATTTCTATCCTAATGGAGGATGGTGGAAACTCTATCAAGTAAATGCTCCTAAGAAAAGTAAATGGCTTTCCAATGTTCCTATAGATACAGCATATGGATTAGAGAATCTTGACAAAGACCATAATACTCTTATTGTGGACTCATTGAAGGACTATATTGTATGCAGAAAAATTTACAACAATGTCTGTCAAGTACAGAATGAAAGTCTAAGTGCTCTATCTTTAGGAACAGTTGAGTATATTAAGAATAATTCTAAAGAAGTATTTGTAGGATTTGATGCAGATCCTCCAGGAAAAAACGCTTCTATACTCATCACAAAGATGTTTAATTGGAAACATATCAATACTCCTGATAATTTGCTTCCTGATGTAAAAGACTGGAGTGATTGGTGTAAACTATCTGGTATAGAGATAATTAAACAACATTTTATAACTAAAAACTTAATTAAATGAAGAGAGATATAACATTTAAAACACTAGAATTAAGAGTTGAATATTCATATTTTCCTGGAGAACCTCCATATAAATATGATGCTGATTTGGCTGGTTATCCTGGAAGTGATGATAAAATAGAGATTAGTTCTGTATATATTAGAATAACTAATCATACTGTAAATCTTACATCCTTCTTTGAAGAGACAGGACTTATCTATACTCTTGAGGAACAACTTCTAAAAGAAATACACGAAGAAAATGATTAGCATAAAGGAATATAATGAACTTCTTACACAAATTGAAGGGATAACTGGACATCCTTTAACAGATTCCTTTATAAAAGTTCAACGTATTCAAAAACTTCTCAGAGCATTTCATAAAAAGCATATAGGAATAACAATACCTACGATTAAAGAAATTGTTGCCAATGCCTACTTGTTACCTGCAGAGTCTTTGAATATAATGACTAGAACAGATACTATTAAAAGTGCAAGACAAATGGCTATGTGGTTTTATTACAATTATTCTAAAAAATCGTTAAGTAATATTGGTTTGGAGTTTTGTGATGGAGTACATACTTATTCTCATTGCTTAGTCCTCTTTTCAGTTGGTAAAATAAATGATCTATGTAGTATTGATAAAACAATAAAGCAAGAAAGAGATATTATTACCAAGGATATTGAAGTCTACTATAAAAAAGTAGAAAGAAAAAAAGAAGAAATAATTCTAATTTAAAAATAAACAAAATGGCAGATATTAAAACTTATGCAGTATCACAAAGACAATTACTAGATGTAATTCCTCCTTTAGATTCAAGAACCTATCGTGCAATTTCACATGAACAATTAATTAATTTAACTCTTGAAGGTATTTCTCAATCTGGTTTTAAACTGGATAGACAGAATTATTCTATGGCTAGAAAAGGTAATGTAGCTAATGGTCATTATACTATTAGTGATGTTGCTGATAGTGAAATGCAGATTCAAGTGGGATGGCAAAATTCTTATGATAAATCAATTACCCTTAAGTGGGCTTTAGGAGTTCATATTTTCATCTGCAGCAATGGGGCAATTTCAGGAGACATGGGTGCATTTAAGAAAAAACATCAAGGTCAAATTCAATCTTTCACTCCTAAGGCTATTGGAGAGTATATTAAAACTGCTCAAGAAGTATTTGTTAAAATGCAGAGACAACGTGAGCAAATGAAACAGATTGAATTAACTAAAAGAGTTACCGCTGAAATTTTAGGTCGTATGGTAATTGAAAATGAGATAATTACTACCACTCAATTAAATATTATTGAGAGAGAGTTAAGACACCCTACACATGATTATGGTGCTCCTAATAGTCTCTGGGAATTATTCCAATTTGTTACCTACTCAATGAAGGAAATTCATCCTTCTCTCTGGATGGATAGTCACATTGAAGCCAATGATTTCTTCGTAACTCAAGCAGGAATTATCACTCCTGTACAAACTATTAATGTTGCTCCTATAGAAGATAAGAGACAATTAAATTTATTTGATAATCTCTTTGAAGATGTAGAGACTCTTGAAGAAGAATTTTCTGGAACAGTAGTTTATAATAGTAGTGAGGAGGAAGACTAATGACAGTAAAAGAACTAATTGAAGAATTAGAGAAAATGCCTCAGGAAGCAAGAGTATTTCATCTTTGGGATGGAGAACCAAGAACTGCTATAAATATAGTATATGAATCTAAAAATGGAAGAGTAATTACTTCAGATTATAGTATGGTATGTTATAGTGATGAGGCTAGACCAAAAGGAGCTCCAACAGTGAGTCAAGATGAATATTGGCATACTGATTTAGAACCAAGTAATTACAATCAAGAAGAAGATGAATTTTTAAAATTTGAGGAGGAAGATTAATGAAAGATTTCATAATTGTTTTATCTGAACGTTTAAGAAAGACTACCATTAAAAGGTATAAACCTATTGGTACTACAAAAGTGAATGTATATTACAATACATCAAGATATAAGATGGATGTAGATACATTTGATTGTAAAACTAAAAAAGGTCAGAAGGATCTATTGGAACATTTAGATAATACACTTTAGAATGATGGAGAATAAATCCAAATTAAATTGGGAATCATTTAAAGAAAAATTAGGTAGTTGGGATAGAAAATTCTATCCCTTCTACTTATCTGGAGGATTCGATCCTATATACAAACAACTCAAACTTTTCTCATCTATAGGAAAAGTAATATGTCCAGAATCTAAGAATGTATTCAGAACATTTTCTGAATGTCCTTTAGATGAGTTGAAGTGTATATTTGTAGGTCTTAGTCCCTATCATTCTTTAGTGAATGGTCAAACTATAGCTGACGGCATTGCTTTATCCTGTAGTGTAACTAACTATCCTCAGCCAAGTTTGGATCAGTGGTACAATGCCCAGGAATTTGAGCTTTATAATGGTATATGTGTTCCTTGTATTAAGAATCCTGATTTAAAATTCTTAGCTAATCAAGGGGTTTTATTACTTAATGCAGGACTTACATGTGAAGCAAATGTTGCTAATTCTCATGGAAAACTATGGGAACCATTTATGCAATTCTTATTTGAAGAAGCTATTCCTAATGTTAATGTTCCTATTGTATTCTTGGGACAGCAAGCAGCTAAATTAGAGAAATATATTAGTCCTTTTACTGATGTATTTAGACTATCACATCCAGCTTCAGCAAGTTATAGAAGTGAGGTTTGGAACTCTGAAGGGGTATTTAAGAAATTAAACACTGTATTTAAAGAAAGAAATAATGAAACTATACAATGGATTGAAGAATAAAATTAGAAAACCAACAACACATTCTGAGGTAGCTCATCAATGGGCATCCAGAGAAATTGAATCTGCTAGTTGTGGTAGTATGTCATTTAAGAATGGAATAATTTATTCCTATGATTGGTGGCCTATGGCTAAATTTTGTAAGACAGAAGAAGGAAAGAAACAGATGATTGAAGAAGCAAAAAGTGAAATTGATTTCGATATTAAAAATAAATTTGAAAAATCTCTTAAATCACATCTTTCTCAATTAAAAATCTGGATTAAAAACAGAGTACCATTTATAATAAGACAACCTCTTAAATTAGAATTAATATGAAATCTAAAAAGAAAAAGAAGAATCAATGTGTACATACTATTTCTTCTAATCTTCCTATTTGGAATTCTACTTCAACAGTAGATAGAGATATAATATTTGTAATTAAATAATACAAATAATGATGTGTATCTTTGATAGGTACATCATTATTTTTAAATCTATGAAAGTTAAAAAAACAAGAAGTAGTGTTCCTAAAATTAGGAATGCAAATTCGATGACTGAATCAGCCTTCTGGTCCTTTATACGAAGTGCTCTTAGACAAAAGAGTAGATGGTGGAAGCCTATAACTCTTGTAAAACAAAAAGCTAAGCGAGTTTATAGAGGTCCTCTTAAACGTCAAAAGTTTGAATATTTATGTAATGGTTGTAAACAGTATTTCCCTGAAAAAATAGTAAATGTAGATCATATAATTCCTGTAGGATCTTTAACATGTAAAGAAGATCTGCCAGGATTTGTGGAAAGACTATTTTGTGAGGTAGACAACTTACAAGTATTATGTTCAACATGCCACGATTTAAAAACTAAAAATGAAAAGAAATGAAAATTAAAAGAACAAAATTATATAGAGACATGATAGATGTAAGAAGTTATGAAGCTATCAGATGTATTGAACTTAGAGAGAATTTGGAAATTACCTATGAAGGAAAGAAAATGACTCTCACTCCTGAACAGTTAAAAACTGAATGTGTGGAAAAAGGACTGAAACAACATAGCATAAAAGGTTCTGCTCCTTACTCTTTATGGTCTTATATATGGATACCAGATGAATAATCTTTCTTTCTTTGACAGGCATAGAGAAATAATCATGTTGATTATTCTTATGGGTTCCTTTGGGATAGGTATATTCCTTATTATTGAAATTATAAAATTCATTGAATATTTAATATCTATTATATGAATAAGAAATTATTAAATAATATTCTTCACTTTTTAAATAAAGTTCCTAATAGAGAATATGGAGATAATTATCAATTAGCTTCTGAATTATCCATTTATATCATGGAGCAGGATCTTTTATTGTCTGAGACAAAAAGAGTGCTTAAAATGCTTAAAACTGATGCTAAATGGGCTCTAAAGGGTAAATGGGTTCCTGAAGGTGAAGGAATGGATGGATTTGAGTGCCAAATTACATTAATAGATGAATTATTAACTAAATTAAAAGCTAAGAATGATACAGGGAAGTAATAGAAATCAAGATGAAGCATCTTATAGAGCAATTTATCTTGACAGTTCAAGTTCATTGAAGGATTTTTCATTAGACAGAAAAAAATATTTTCGTCGTTACTGCCTAAATGAGGTAATAGAAGAGAAAGATAATATTGCTATTACTATGGGCAAATTAGTGGAAACACTTCTTTGGGAATCTCAAAAAGAATTTGATAAGAAGTTCTATATGAGTAGTTGTATATCTACACCTTCGGCATTAATGTTGGCCTTCGTAGAGGCTCTTTACAGGGCAACCAGGGATGCTACAGATGAAAAGGGTGTTCTTACCAAGAACTTTGAGGAACTGTCTAAAATAGCCTATTTAGAGAGTGGATTCAAGATTAAATATGAAGCTGTCTTGGGAAAGTTTATGGATAGTGATGCCCAGATCTATTACACTGAACTTGTAAAGGTAAGGGGCAATGGGTTATTAGTTGTAACTACAGAAGATTGTGCCAATGCTGAAAGAATTGTAGAAGAACTTAAAGTGAATTTTGTTACTAAAGATATTCTTACAAGGGTTAACTCTAAGAGATATACTGTTCTTCCTCAATACCAGGTTGAAGGCTTTCCTATAGATGGTCATTTGATGAAATCTATGATGGATTTAGTTACCATTGATCACCAGAGTAGGACAATTCAAGTGGATGATTTAAAATGCACCTGGTCAGTTGAAGGTTTCTATAGCGACTATTATTTATACAGGAGATCCTATATTCAAGGGTATGTTTATTGGAAAGCTGTTTCTTCTCTTACAACTGATCCTAATGGTGAATATTTTGGATATAAAGCTTTGCCACCAAGATTCATAGTTTGTGATAGTATCAATTATTTTAATCCTCTTATCTATACTATGTCCTATGATGATCTAAAGGAAGCTTATGAAGGATTTGAATATAAAGGATATAAATATCCTGGAGTGAGAGACATTATCATTAATTTAACTTGGGCTATAGACAATAATATCTGGGCTATCAATAGAATAAATTATATAAATAATGGGATTGTCCCTATAACTGGTGAGTAATGAAAATAATGGGTATTTATACAATTACATGTTTGATCAATTGTAAAATATACGTTGGTAAAAGTATAGATGTTTTAAGAAGAAAGGAAACTCATTTTCGTAAATTGCGAGGAAATAAACATGGTAATTGTCATTTACAACGAGCATGGAATTTGTATGGAGAAGCTAATTTTAAATTTGAAATATTAGTAGAAACATTAGTAGAATTTTTATCTTCTGAAGAAAACTATTGGTCAAACATGTTAAATTGTACTAATATAGATTATGGTTATAATATTCAGTCAACTAATCCACTAGGTAACGGGAAAGCATCCATAGAAACAAGAAGAAAGATATCACAAGCATTTATTAAACCAGTCATAAGACTATCCTCTGTAGGAGACTTTATTGATAGATTTGAAAGTACAAAAGAATTATGTAAGATTCTTTCACTTCAGGCATATAGAGTATCTGCAGTACTTAATAGAAAAGTAGAGCATTATAAACATTTCATTTTTGTCTTTGAATCAGAGTATGATGTTAATAAAATTTATTATTCTAAAAAGTATATTAGAATTACAAAAATTGTTGAAATGTATACCAAAAATAATATTTTAGTAAAAGAATTTGCTAATATGAAAGAAGCTTCTTTATTTGTAGGAGTTAATCCATCTAGTATAAAGAAAGCAATAAGTAAAAGTAAAACTCACATATCTAAAAATTATATATGGAAATTTAAAAATTAAGTATTATGAAAAAAGAATATATGAGTAGAGAGAATTATATAAATAATGGAATAGTAGATATTAAAACTAAATAATGGAGACAAAACTGACAATTACTACAATATTTTTTGTGCCAACATTAGGTATTCCAAAAGATATTCTTACTAATAATGGATTTATTAATGGATATACCAATGATGCAGAGAGAGATGTTATAGACTATAAAGAATGTGTTTTCTTATTGTTTAAGCCTAAGAATATAGGACAATTCAGAAATTTTCTGGATGATGAATATGAAAAGGCTAAACATATTATAGAAGACTATGATTTGGAAAACGGATATGTAGTGGTAGTATATAAATTAGATCCTCTCTATAAATCAGATTTTGATTTAATACGACAAAGTAAATATTCAAAAACTTCTCCAGCATTTCAAAAGTTGTTTCCTAAAATTAAGAAGATGAAAGTTAATGGACTGTCAAGAGATGAGATATCTTTACAATATCGAATCTTCAATAGGACACAGGACTTGATTAATTATTGGGAAGAAAAATTTGGAATGACTCTTGATAAAGATCAGGAAGTATGGATGGGATTTGTTGAAGAAGATGAAATTTTAAACTCTTCAAGAATTAATGTATCATGAATATAGATGTTTATGCAATACCTGGATTAATGACTCCTGAAGAGATTGCTGCAGATATATGGGAGATTGATGTTTCTCTTCTTAAAGTACATACCAGAAAAAGAGAAGTTGTTGAATGTCGCTATGTATTGCTTGCTTATTTTAGAAATGAAAATCCTAAAGTTCGTTGGAAATATATTGCAGAGAAATTTAACATGAACAGGGTTACTGCTATGAATGCTTATACCACTGTAAATGATCTTAGGGAAGTTAATCTGGAGTTCAAAAGGAAACATGATTTGTTTTTAGAACGTATAAGATAATGATTGATTGTTGGATTTGTTTTATTGGTTAGAGCACTAATCTACTCTTTCATCAAAAACAAGTACATGATTTTTTGCTAATTTCCCCTCAGTTTTAATTAGCTGGGGGGATTTTTTTCGTATCTTTAATACTCACTAATTAAAAAATATATGGCTAAGAAAGAAGTTATAGAAGGGAATAAGAGTAAACTCCAGGAAGCAATGGAGAGAATGAATAAGCAATATGGTGTGGGATCAATACTAACTCTTGATAATAACAATTCTTTAGAGAAATATGATGTAATTAGTTCAGGATCTATTGGATTTGATTATATTACTCTTGGAACAGGAGGATGGGTTAAAGGAAAATTATATGAACTTATGGGCTGGGAAGGAGTTGGCAAGAGTACTATTTGTGGACATGCTGCTGCTCAATGTCAAAGTATTGGAGGAAAAGTCTTATATGTGGATGGAGAACATGCATTAGATAAAAATTATTTTCAGGCATTAGGCGTGGATACATCTAAGATGTTAATCTCTCAACCATCATCAGGAGAAGAAGGATTTAATATTGCAGAAGAAATGATCAAATCAGGAGAACTTGATTTAGTTATTATAGATAGTGATAGTTCCTTAATTCCTAAAGCTGTATTAATGGATGGAGAAATTGGAGATGCCTCTATAGGAAAGAAAGCTAAACTTAATAGCAGTGCCTATCCCAGGCTAAAAAATGCTCTTGTTGAGTCTAAAACTTGTGTATTAGTCGTCTCCCAATTCAGAGAGAAAATTGGTCAAATGTTTGGCGATCCAAAAATTACGCAGGGAGGACATGCATTAAAGTATTATAGTGATGGAAGAATTGAAATAACCAGGACATTAGCTAAAGAAGGAGATGAAATTTATGGAGCAATTATAAAGATAAAGGCAATAAAGAATAAAATGGCTCCCCCCTATAAGAAGAATGCTTTTGAAATTATTTATGGAAAAGGTATTGATAGATATAAAGAACTTATTGAGCTTGGACAGGAATATCTGATTCTTAAAAAATGGGGAGAGAGTATTACTTATGCTGGGACTAAATACAAAATAGTTGAATTTAATATTCTTCTTAGGGATAATGAGGAATTCTTTGAGGAGATTAAACAACTTCTTATAGATAAACTTATACATACAGAAGATATTCCTATAGAGGAGATATCTGAAACTTCTGGAGAAGAATTACTATTAAATTCTTCAATATGAGAACTTTTGATTTTGAAACATTTAAAAAAGAGTCTTCTGATAAGATTGAAGAAATATTAAAAGAAGTTCCTGATGAATGGAAATCTGAAGTTGCCAGTTTCATTATTTTACAAAGTGCAATATTTGGAGCTGTCACTATGTTTGAAGGAATAGGCATTCTTGAATGGGCTAAATTAGAATATATAGATGTCTGTGAGAATATAGATGATGAGAATGAGGAGGATATTTATTTAAACTAAAAAGCCAGATTTCCTCTGAAACCTGGCTCTAAACCTAACTAAACCTAAACGTATGAAAAAATCAAGTAAATATACTAAAAACTATTAAATATTTAAAATATGAAAGAAGAATATTATACTCCTAATATTGAGGATATCAAAGTAGGTTATGAATGTGAAGTACAGAATATAATACGAGCTTTAACTCATTCTGTAGATTATGTAATTAGAACAGATATTGTTTATGATGAAAATTGGGTAAAAGTAATTGTAGATTATCCAGTATACTTACAAATCCATTATTATATAGAATTATTAGAAAGTACTCATCTGCGAACTCCTTATCTTACCAAAGAACAAATAGAAGCTGAAGGATGGAAGTTTATTGGTACAGTATTGTGTAAACTCAATTATCAAGTGTATTTAGAAAATACACAATTACATATAACTGATCATAATGGAGATACGTACTTTTTAGGAGAATGCAAATCAATTAACGAATTTCGTTATATCTGTAAGCTTCTTAAAATATGAAACGTAGCAGATTAAAAAGAACAAGAAAATCTATAGATGAAGAATCTCTCAATAAAATGAGAGATTTCTTTCTCTCTAT